GGGGTGCACGGTGTCAGGGTGTCCGAGGGTGAGGAGCGCAGCACCTATCACAGTAGCCTCGACCTGCTCACCTTCTGCACCATCGTCCTCAAGAATGGTTTCACCGTGACCGGGGAGAGCGCATGCGCCAGTCCTGAAAACTTCAACGCCGAACTCGGTCAGAAGATCGCCAGACAGAACGCCATCGACAAGATCTGGCCGATGATGGGCTACGCGCTCAAGCAGCAGCTACACAACGAATCACGGACTGACTGCAGTGAGTAACGTCTCGAATATCCGTGGCGCTGCTCCTGTGAGCGCTGAAATCAGCAAGGCGCTCATCGACCTGGACGCTGCCATCGCGCAGGCCATTGACACAGCCAAGGCTGCCGGCCTGCCTCAAGGGTTCGTGGTGGCGACACTGCACGGGCATGCTCACACCCAGACTCACACCATGGTGATGTAATGAAAACCAAGCAACCCGACTGGGAGGCCATCGAACGCGCCTACCGGGCCGGGTCGCTCTCCTTGCGCGGCATAGCCGACAAGTACGACACGAACGAAGGCACGATTCGCAGTAGAGCCAAGAAGCATGGCTGGCAGCGCGACCTTACCGAGCAAGTCCGTACGGCTACCAATGGCAAGCTTTCACGCAATGCTTCACGCAAAGACGTCACGCAGCGTGATGCGCGTGAAGATGCTGAGATTGTGGAAGAGGCAGCTACAGAGGCGGCCGCTGTGGTGCTCGCTCATCGAGCAGACCTGGCTCAGTGGCGCACCATAGCCAACAAGCTGTGTGATGCGCTGCAAGACATTGAGGTAACCGAGGACAACATCGGCGACTTCTCCCGTTCTTTGAATGCTGGTGTCGACGCGCAGCTCAAGGTCATCAAGGGCGAGCGTCAGGCTTACAACCTCGACACAGAGGAAGGCGACAAGACAGTCGATACCCTGGCCTCGCTGATGGACGAACTATCGAAGGACGCCTGACATGAAACCCGAGCATCTGAAGTTGCTCAGGGACAAGCGCTGGCGTCTGAACCACCTGTACTTCATCACGGACAAGCAGGGCAAGAAAGTCCGCTTCCAGATGACAGACGAGCAGGTCGAGTATTACGAAGGGCTGCACACTCGCAACATCATCCTGAAGGCTCGGCAGCTGGGCTTCACGACGGAGCAGTGCATCATCCAGTTGGACGCCGCGCTGTTCGAGTCAGCCAAGTGTGCGTTGATCGCTCACACCCTGAACGACGCCAAACGCCTGTTCCGGGAAAAGATCAAGTACGCCTATGACAACCTTCCCAAAGAGATACGCGCTGCCAACCCTGCTTCTAACGATGCTGCTGGTGAGCTTGTTTTCAGCAAGGGCGGATCGCTCTACGTCAGCACCTCATTCCGGGGCGGCACGCTGCGTTACCTCCACGTATCCGAGTTCGGGAAGATCTGCGCCAAGTATCCGCACAAGGCCAGAGAGATCGTCACCGGGGCATTCGAGGCGGTCGCCACTGACTGCTTCGTCACCATCGAGTCGACGGCCGAGGGCAGGGCGGGCTACTTCTTCGATTACTCGCAAAGCGCGGAGAAGCAGCAGCTTGCCGGTGTGCCGCTGGGTCTGCTGGACTGGAAGTTCTTCTTCTTCAGTTGGTGGAAGAACAAGGGCTACTGGCTCGACCCTTCGACAGCGATCATTCCTGACCGGCTGACGGCCTACTTCAACGAGCTGGCAGCCAAGCACGGAATCGTCACGAACCCTGGCCAGCGCGCCTGGTACGCAGCCAAGGAAAAGACCCTCGGCGACGACATGAAGCGGGAATACCCGTCGATACCGGCCGAGGCGTTCCAGCAGTCGATCGAGGGCGCGTATTACGCCGCGCAGTTCCGCAAGCTCTACACCGAGCAGCGCATCGGCGCGATACCGAACAACAGCCACCTGCCGGTGATGACCTTCTGGGACATCGGTGTCGGCGACTCCACGGCTATCTGGTTCGTTCGCAAGGTTGGCGAGCAGTACCACGTCATCGACTACTACGAGAACAGCGGCGAAGGCCTGCGGCATTACATGAAGGTGCTCAAGGACAAGGGATACAACTACTCCGAGCACTGGGGGCCGCACGACATCGATAACCGCGAGTTCGGCAGCGATGCCAAGACACGCCGGGAAATCGCCCGCGAGGGATACGAGATCGACGGCCAGAAATACACGCTCACGTTCCAAGTGGTGCCGAAGATCGGCGTCAACGACGGGATTGAGCAGGTGCGGGAGATCCTGCCCCTGTGTGTGTTCGACGAGGCCAAGTGTGAGTCCGGCATCGCCTGTTTGGAGAACTACCGCAAGGAGTGGGACGACAAGCGCGGATGCTGGAAAGACAAGCCGCTGCACGACTGGACCTCTCACGGCGGTGACGCCTTCCGCTACTTCGCAGTTACCAAGAGCAGCCGCAAGCCGGTCACCTCTCTCAAAATGGGATTCGCACGCTAATGGCAGACGTACAATTCACCCGCCCGGAATACGACGCGGCCCAGTCCCGTTGGAGCCTGGTGCGGGACGTCTGCAAGGGATCGGAGACGGTCAAGAAGCGTGGCGACCTGTATTTGCCACGCCCGAACCCAAGCGACAAGACCGACGACAACAAGCTGCGTTACAAGAGCTATCAGGCCCGCGCGGTCTTCTACAACGCTACCGGGCGCACGAAGAACAGCCTCACTGGCGCTGTGTTCCGCACCTGGCCGACCCTTACCGTCCCGGGTGCGCTCGACTACGTGAACAAAGACGTGGACGGGCAGGGCATCAGCATTTACCAGCAGTCGCAGTCGGTCATCGGGCATTTGCTCGAGGTCGGACGCCAAGGGCTGCTGGTGGACTACCCATCGGTAGCATCTGGCGCCGTCAGTCGAGCAGACAGCGAGGCAAGCGGCATTCGCCCGACCATCGCCAGTTATGTGGCTGAGGCGATCATCAACTGGAAGACACGCAAGGTCGGCGGGCAATACCTGCTGAGCCTGATCGTGCTGAAGGAAGTGGTCGACAAGGATACGGCAGACGGCTTTGGGGTTGAGGCAAAGGACCTGTACCGCGTCCTGCGCCTGACCGACGAAGGCACGTATCAGCAGGAGCTGTGGAGCGAAGAGAACGGGTGGGCTGAGGCCATGGATATTGTGCAGCCGCTGGACGGTGCTGGCAGGCCGTGGCGCATCATCCCGTTCATGTTCCTTGGCAGCGAAAACAACGACTCCAGCATCGACGATGCGCCGCTGTACGACATGGCTGAGATCAACATCGGCCATTACCGCAACAGCGCGGACTATGAGGAGGCCAGCTACCTGGTTGGTCAGCCTCAGCCGTGGATGGCCGGTCTGGACGAGCAATGGCGTGACCACCTGGAAGAGACTGGCATCTATCTCGGCTCACGCGCCCCGTGGCTGCTTCCCGCCAATGGTTCATGCGGGATGCTGCAGGCTCAGCCCAACACGCTCGCCAAAGAGGCCATGGACGCCAAGGAAGACCAGATGGTTGCCCTCGGTGCCCGCCTGATCGAGCGCGGCAGCGCGGTTAAGACCGCGACCCAGGCCGATAACGAAAGCGCAGCCGAACACAGCGTGCTGTCTCTCGTTGTGAGCAACGTCAGCGAGGCATACACCCAATGCCTGATGTGGATGGCTCAGTTCCTCAACATCAGCGGCGACATCGAATACAAGCTCAATCAGGACTTCAGCCAGATCACCTTGGATGCAACCATTCTGACCGGCCTGTTCAACGCCGTGCAGGGCGGCAAGCTGCCTGAGTCTGATTTCTGGCAGTACCTGCGTGATCGTGGGGTGATAAACCCCGAGAAGACTGACGACGAGATCCGGGGCGAACTCGAAGCCAGCACAGCAGGTTTAGGCCTGGATGACGGAGACGACGATGGCGGCCAACCAAGCGCTACTTGATGCCACCATCCGCCACGCCGTCTTCCTCGAACGGCTCAAGGCTGGGGAGGTCGCGAAGTTCGCGCCATTCCTCAAGGAGATTGACCGCTCGCTGCGTGAGCGCCTGAACAAGGGTGACTTCACCAGCTTCACCGCGAAGCGTCTGGAAAAGTTGCTGGAAGAGGTCGACAGCCTGCTTCTGGCGATCTTCACCCGCTACACCGATCAGTTGAATCTTGATCTGATAGACCTTGCTCAGTACGAGGCCGAGTTTGAGGCTACGAGCCTGACCAAGGCTGCGCCGGTTGGTGTGAGCTTCGAGGCTGCGATACCCACGGTCACCGCGATCAGGTCGGCAGTCCTCAACAATCCACTGAGCATCAGAGGGCCAGATGGGGGCAAGCTGTTGAAGCCCTTCATCAAGGACTGGACCAGCGCCGAGCGCACGCGCATCACTGGCGCCATTCGGCAGGGCTTCTTCGAAGGGCAGACCAATGCCCAGATCATTCAGCGCATTCGCGGCACCAAGGCGCTCAAGTACACCGATGGCCTGCTGGCAATCACTGACCGCAACGCAACAACGGTGGTGCGCACTGCTATTCAGCACGTTGCCAGCCAGGCGCGGATGGAGACGGCCAAGGCAAACAGCGATGTCGTGCTCAAGATCGAACTGGTTGCCACGCTCGACAGCAAGACCAGCCAGATTTGCCGGTCGCTGGACGGCAAGGTATTCCCACTGGAATCCGGGCCCCGGCCACCGTTTCACCCGAACTGCCGAACCACCTTTGTCCTGCTCACCAAGCTGAGCGAGATGTTCCGCCAAGGCTCGACCCGGGCATCCAAGGGCGCAGACGGAGCAGGGCAGGTCAGCGCCGATCTGACGTATTACCAGTGGTTGCAGAAACAGCCAGCAGCGTTTCAGGACCAAGCCATCGGCAAGGCCAGGGGCAACCTTTTCCGCAATGGCGGACTGAGCGTCAAACGCTTCGCCGAGCTGCAACTCGACCGCAACTTCAAGCCGCTCAACCTGGCCCAGATGAAAGAACTGGAGCCTCTGGCATTCGAGCGCGCTGGCATCTGATCCGCTGGCTGAGCCGGCAAAACAGTCCCAGGGGGACAACTCAATGAAATACCTGATCGACAAGGCCGCCTACGACGCTTTGGAGCCATCCCTGCAAGCTTTCTACAAGGCGCAGGGCGAGAACTACGTGCTGACAGTCGAGGGGCTTCCCGCTCCTGATGACTCCGGCCTGCGCAACAAGGTCGATGAACTGTTGCGCGAGAAGAAAGAAGAGAAGGCCAAGCGCGAGGCTGCTGAAGAGGCGGCCCGCGTTGCTGCCGAGGAAGCCGCCCGCAAGAACGGGGACACCGAAGCGCTCGAGCGCAGCTGGAACGAGAAGCACACCAAGGCGCTCGGCGAGAAAGAAACCGCCCTGTCCGCTGCTCACGCTCAGATCCACTCGTTGACCGTAGGCGCAACGGCTGCCCGGTTGGCCGGCGAACTGGCCGTGCAAGGCTCATCTGCTGTTCTGCAGCAGATTATCGAGCCGCGCCTGAGCATGGAAATCCGTGAAGGCAAGCCGATCGTGGTCGTGCTGGACGCCGAGCGTCGGCCATCTGCGCTGACGGTAGAAGAATTCAAAGAACAACTGTTCAACGATGCCGCACTGGCGCCGTTGATTGCAGCAAGCAGGGCTACTGGCGGCGGGGCTGGCGGTGGCAAAGGCGGCGGGGCCGCGAAATCGTTCGACCAATTGAAAGGAATGGAGCGTGTAGAGCTCCGCAAATCGAATCCCGCTGAGTACGAGCGCCTAAAGGCTGCTGCTTCGGCAAAGAAATAAGGAATCCCCGCAATGCCAACCATTCTCTCGGATGTAATCTTCCGCGACGAACTGCGTGATTACATCAGCGTCAACTCGGTAGAGCGCACCGCGTTCTTCGAGTCTGGCATCCTGACCAGCAACAGTGACATGAGCACTTTGCTGTCCAGCCCGTCCAACACCTTCACCATCCCGTGGTGGGTCGACCTGGACGCGTCTATCGAGCCGAACTACTCGAACGACGTGTACACCGACATCGCGGTACCGCTGTCGGTGACCAGTGCCTCCATGCAGGCGCGCGCCGCGTACCTCAACGAAGGTTTCAACTGCATGAACTTGGTGAAGAACATCACCAATCAGGATCCTCTCGAGTTCGTGGCCGGCCGCATGCTGAGCTACTGGCGCAAGCAGGCCCAGCGCCGTGCTATCGCCACGGTCGTGGGTATCTACAACGACAACGTGGCCAGCAACGGCGGCGACATGGTTGTGGACGCCGGCGGCACCATCAGCGCTGCTGCCATCATCCGCGCCAAGGCAACCATGGGCGATTACTCCGGCCAACTGGGCGGCCTGAGTGTCATCGCCATGCACTCGGCCGTGCAAGCCGAGCTGCAGATCCTCAACCTGATCGACTTCACACCGATCGCTGACCAGACTCCAGAGTTCGGCCGCTTCCAGGGCATGCGTGTTGTAGTGGATGACGGCATGCCGGTCATTGCTGGCACGCCGAATAAGTACCTGTCCGTGATCTTCGGGCCGGGTGCACTGGGCTTCGCTGAAGACACCCCGCCGGGTGAAGACGGTCTCGAGTACGACCGCACGCCGGATCGCGGTAACGGTGGCGGCGCTGAAACGCTGTGGAGTCGCCGTGACTTCGTGGTCCACCCACTCGGCTACTCGTTCCTGAGCGCCACCATCACTGGCACCCCGACCACCACGCGGCCGATCTCGGCGAACTGGGCTGACCTGGCACTGGCCACCAACTGGGAGCGCAAGTTCGCTCGTAAGCAGGTGCCGCTGGCGTTCATCACTTCCACCGTCGCTGCCTGACACTGATCCGGCCTCTACTCGGGGCCGGGCTACCTGAAGGAGAACATCATGCCCGTTGAAAAAGACAACCACATC